GTAAATAAGGTTCTCAAGGACGGATTGTTTTCAGATAAGCTTGTTAAAGGCGCAAGAGACTGCTTTGTTGGAAAGAGAGTTGCATTGAAGCTCTCAGGGGGAGCAGGCCAGCCAATCAAGGTTCATTTCAAGCCTAGTCTTGAGTTTGTGTTTGAGCCTCAGGACGAAGATGTGGATGAGCTTCAGTCTATAGTGTTCTTCTACCATATGAATCAAGCGGAGGACAAGAGCAAGCAGCGCATCTGGAAGCAAAGGTATCACATGGACAATGCAAGGTGCATACTCAATGAGGGGATATATGACGGCTACGGTAGGGTTGTAGAGGAGAGATTCGCGGACTACGACACAGGCCTTTCATTCATTCCCGCATACGTCATAATAAACGATGGCCTCACGGGAGACCTCAAGGGCGAATCAGATGTCACGGAGCTCATGGACAACCAGAAGGCGTTCAATAGGCTTTCGAGCGATGATGTCGATGCTCTGCGGTTCAACATGTTCCCTCAGACAGTTGCAACAAACGCTTCAGAGGACAGCCTGAAGTATATCAAGATAGCTCCAGGGGCGCTCATAGACCTTCAGCAGGCAATCGAGGCAAATGGCAACGTAGACATGAAGAAGCTAGAAAGCCAGTTCAGCTATGGCGACAAACTGGAAAAGACATTGTCCAGAGCGGTCACAGAAATGCATGAGGTGCTGAACGTGCCGAGGCTTAACCTTGATGAGCTCAAGGGCATCATGACTTCAGGCAAATCCATGAAGGCTCTGTATTGGCAGCTTGTGACTAGATGCGAAGAAAAATATACGTCTTGGAGGCCGGCTCTTGAGTGGATGGCGTGGGCAATCATAGAAATGACGAAAGCCTACAAGCTCGAAAGCTTGCCGGAGTTGCCGGACATGGCTATCCAAGTAGAGAACATATATCCATTGCTTGAGGATGAGCAGGACGAAAAGCTTCTCGACATGCAATCAATCAACACGCAGGCTATGAGCAAGAAAACATACCTGAAGAAATGGAATCCGGGCATGGATGATAAGCAGGCTGAAGAAGAGCTAAAGCAGATAGCGCTTGAGAAGAACCTTCTTGAAGATTCGTACATGAAAGGACTTGACGAGGGAGCTGGTGAGTAATGGCCAGCAAAAGATACAAGGAACTTATGAAACAAGCCCAGAGCGAAAGAACAAGGCTCACAAGGGCGATTCATAATGAGATAAATGAAATATTCAAGGATGTTTCGAAATCGCTTGAGAGGAAAGCTGTGGGCGCAAAAAGGGCAAGTCTAACTGAGCGCTTCATGCTCGACTACAAGAAAGCAATAGATGCAGAACTGAAGGAAGTCAGAAAACAGCTCTACTCGAAAAATAAGAAGGTAATAGAGGATGCAGCAAACGCTGCAGTAAAGTCGCAGTTGTCATTCCTTGAAGAAATAGACGTAAAGTACAGCTTAGGACTTGGCGAAACGTTCAGAGACGCTTTTTCAAGAGTGCCAAAAGACGCCATGAACGAAATACTCTCGGGCAATATGTACAAGGACCGCATGGGTCTGTCAGAGAGGATATGGGCAGACACAAAGGGCATGGAAAAGGACATAGATTACATCATAGCTAGAGGCATAGCAGAGAAGAAATCAGCTTACGACTTAGCAAAAGATCTTGAGGTGTATCTGGATCCAGAAGCCAAGAAGGATTGGGAGTGGTCGAATGTCTACCCGAATACTAGAAAGCAGATAGACTACAACGCCCAGAGGATGGCGAGAACGAGCATAAATCATGCCTTTTTCAACACCAACATGAAAAGCTATGCTAAGAACCCGTTTGTCGAAGGGGTAGAGTGGATGCTGTCCAACTCTCATTACGAGAGACAGATAAAACCTTTTGGCCCCGACGTTTGCGACGAGTACGCAAAGCATGATGAGGGTTTAGGAACAGGAATATTCCCGGTGGACAAAGTGCCACTTCCGCATCCGATGTGCCTATGCACGCAGGCAGCATACATACCCAAAGACTTTGACGAAATAGGCGAAGAGTTAGGGCGGTGGGTAAGAGGTGAAAGCAACCCAACGCTTGATGGATGGTATGGCGAATTTGGCAGAGAGTTTGCAGGAGGCGGGAAACAAGATGGCGACATCTACAAGTTCAGAAAGAGGGAATCCTATGCGGATTGGTTCGACAAGCGCAACGACAGTTACAAGAAGGCTGTCCTGGGAACCCATAAATACTATTTGCATAAAGCGGGAGTTTTCAAAGATAGCTACTTTGATATGCC